GCTTTAATTACCTCTTCTAAATCTATTTCATCATCTTCAGTTTCTTCTGCGGGTTCAGCTTCAGTCTCTTCATCTTCAGTCACGGGAACTTCTTCGTCATCGTAATCTTCGTCTTCAGTTTGTACTTCTTCTTCACCTTCTGCTTCATCTTCTAATTCTTTGATAATTGATTCGAGCTCAGCGTCTGGTTCATCTTCAGTTTCATACATGTCATCATCTTCAGTTTCATGTATTTCATCATCAGTTTCTTCACCACCTTCTGATTCATCTTCACCTACTTCGTTGTATGCTTCTGCAGTTTCATCTTCTTGACCTAAGTCAGTTGAGTCATCTGCGTCCATATCAACAGTAGCTTCTGGTGTATCAGCGAGTTCTTCTTCATCATCACCGAAATCATCAGATTCTTCAGCAATTTTTTGAGATAACATAGATTGTAGTCTTGGAGTAAAAGCTTCTTCTAAAGCTAGTTTAGCATTTGCAATGGCAGTTTCTCTAACCGCTTTGGCATCAGCTATAGCTTCTTTTAACAAGTTTTTTGACATTTTGTGTCTCCTCTTAATTTATGTTTATAGGAAGTATAGCTATTAGGAGCTATAATAGAATTTATTTTAATACGATTGCAATGTATTCAGTTTATCACATGCGTTTTTACGTATAATTGTTAATCGAATATAAATATATCCATATATACAAAAAGTATCGTTTTTCTAAAACTTTTTATGCAAAAGGATTCAATTTATTCCAATGTCTTTGAGGGACACCACAGTAGATGGCTGCGAGGCCTATATAAAGTGATGTTATGCAGAATGCCATTTCATTTAATGGGCCTGAAAATGTTATATAGCTTAGAATTGTGCCAGTGGCTGTTATATAAGCTATGTATAATGAGATAAGACCTCCCATAAGGGTTAATAAGTTTTGTGTAGAACTTTTCATATTGTATATATTTATTTATTAGCTAATTTAGATTCCTGTTTTGAAACTACCTTACATGCGTAGTCAAATTCCTCTGGTGCAGTATGAATGTTTTGTGCATCATAAGCCTTAATTACAAATGTTGATTTGTTTTCAGTAATTGATATTAGTGTTCCATCTAATTTCACAGTGTAGTTTTGGAAGGTCTTTTTCATAATGATTCTTTTTTTCGTTATTGATTTGTTATTAGTTATTTATTTATATATAAATATAATCAAAAATACGCAAGAAAAAAAATTTCTCACGTATTATTTTTAGAAAGTTATTAACAATTAAATGTTATTGAGCCTTGCCGTCTACTATGGCAGTCCAAATGTAATTCTTATCCTGCCAATTTCGCCTTTTAGTATCCTTCTTCTGCACAGCCTTAGCTAAGTCCATCTTTTTAACTCTTTTTGCAGACTTACCTTCAAAGTATCTTCTTTCTTTGTATTCGTCTAGCTTCTCAGAGTCCTTTATTTGCCTCTTAAATATCTTTAGTGCCTTCTCTAGATCTCCATAAGTAGGACCTGGAACCTTAACTCCTCCTGGTATACCTGGTATGATAAAGTCTGAGCGCTTACGGTAATTCTTTATTGGCTTACCTGATCTGTCCCTTGGGGTGTGTTTTCTTTTATCTTCTGACATAAAATGTTTTTTGTTTATTTTTAATATAATTTAATATAAACAATTTCTGCTTAATAAAAAAATTTATTTGATATTTTTTTTCATCCAGCCAATAACATATCTCATAAGCTCAGTTTGTGCAGGCTTAATATCACCTTTCTCAGTCATAGGTCCAGTCTTCCATTCAAGCCATCCGTCTTTTATCAATGACAAACCTTCACCTAGATCTCTCATGCCTTCAATATATTCTTCTCTGATTGGGCCTGATAGTTCATCAACAACCTCAACCTTTTCTTTGACAACCTTGTTAGGACTCAATACTGGATTCCACTTCATCTTCTTAAGCTTAGAGGAAGGTAGTTCACCTAAGTATGCATGTTCTTTTAGTATATTTTTTAGTTTCATTTTTATATCCCTATGTTTGAATACATTACCATGTCTTTTATTGCACGTAATGCTTTTGTTTTAGATTTGTCAAATTCTTTACCATATCTTCCATCACCACCACCCTTTTGAGCATTAGCTACCTGATTCATAAGCTTTTGAAGATTTTCAGCTTCTTTGTTCTTTCTCATCTTTGGAGCTGCCTCTTTAATTGGTTCGTGTGATCTTTTCCAACCATCATACCTTACTTTTCCAAAGTTACTTCTTCCAGTTGCAATACCTCTAAAGCCTCCAACGGATTCATTTACTGATTCACCTACAAAATCTTTCATATACTTCTTTTTTAAGTCTGTATTGATTGCCTTAGCTAGGTGAGAGATATTATACTTCAAAACATCTTTTTCTGTAGAACCCCCATTAATGAGTTGGCTGAGCATATGACCTGTTGGTATATATGTATTGAAGTTGTCTTTAGCATACTTAACCATTTTTCCTGCCATATCTGTGACAGTCTTTAAGTCTTTCTTTAAGTTGCCAGAGAGCTTAACAGGTTTTACTGCTTCATTAACACTTCCATCTTCTTCATCCTCAATTGCATTAGATATTGCAGCTCTTTTCTTAGTTAAGTACTCATCTGATGCATCTTCATCTCCATCATTGTCAACATCTCCGTCCTCCTTACCTACAGCATCCATAGCTTCTGATATTTCATAGTATTTTCCAAGTTTATGGCCTATGTCTTCAAATACAGATTCTAACCTTTGTTGTAAAGTGCTTATCTCTTTTGCAGTCTTTGAGAACTGATCAACAGATCCTCCAATACCTTTTACATCATTCTTTACAGTGACAGAGTCAAACCATCCATCAGTCTCTTGCAAGGCTAATTGGCCAGCTTGTGAAGTCATAGTCTTTATAGCCTCAACCATATCATTTATCTCGTTTGTTCTGTAAACCTTTGATGCAAATTCATTAAAGCTTTTTACAGCTTCTAGAACTTCTCTTTTTTGTCTTGAAGATAGCTTTTCCTGCTCATTCTCCATAAGATTTGAAAGTTTTATACCCATTGTGTTTTCTCCTATTTCAGTTTCTATTGTTTGTAGATCTATATCTGGCTCATCTACATCTTTTGGTGCAGGTTTTGCCTTCTTATTATAATTATCAAGCTCATCATCAGAAGTTTTAATCTCCTGAGGTGGCTTAGGTAGCATATCATTGTCTAAAAGTTCTGATAGTCTAATCATCTTCTTTTTCTCGGTAAAGAACACTTGCAAGTTAGTTCGCATAGCATTTCTGATATTATGTTTTCTACTTTATTGTATTTATTTGCTTTTACTTTTTTTGGTGAGTATGATTCATTAACTCCAGCTGCTTTGTTTGTTGGGTGCATAAATGCCCCATGAGTAGAAGGGTTTGAAACAAAGTCCCAACATACTAACTCAAAGTCATCTTGTACAATTAGAGTATCCTCTCCTGTATCTTCACATATCTCATTATTTACTGAGCCTAAGCCTCTTGATGATATACCTAACTTAATATCACACTTAAGTAGCTCCTTCAATATATTTCCAGATGGTGTACTTAGCACTTCAACCTTACCCATCAAGTCATCACCTTCCCACCATATCTTACTGATGTTGTGTGATGCATTTGAAAGATTAACTACTGATGATTCTGGGTGGTCAAGTTCACCTAGAGCTCTTCTCTCCTTAATTTGAGTTGCATTGTATTTATTTGCCTCTCTCATAAGTACTTCTTTAGGATAGACTCTTCCATTCTGATTCTTTGCACCAGATCTTTGTAGCACACCTTGCACTATTATCTTTCCATTATTCTTTTGCTCAGACTCAACTATTTGTTGTCTAGTTATCTGAAAGGGTATTGTGTCTATTAGTATTTGCTTCATGCTTTTATCCACGATTGTCTTTTTCTATATAAGTCGAAGAACACCTTAGCAACCTCTGCCCTAATTAGTGATCTCACCTCCTGTTCAGTAAGCTCCTCCTTAATTACTTTCTTTGACTTTTTCATTAAAATTTTCTCAACTTTTCACCTATTCGCATCATTCTTTCAGATATACTATAAAGACCTTTTCTTGTCGACTTCCAGTATTGACGGTTATCAATACCATCCTCAGTCTTAAGCTTTATATTCTGATTGATAATTCTTTCTATCTTAATAAGTTTGCTATGGACTTCTTTTATTGCGCTATTCACTTTAGTCTTAGAAGACTTGGACTCATCTTTTTTGTAATCGTTATATGAGATTTCATGTATTGCCTTTTGCATTCTCACAAATGTTGATTCCTTAACTTTTTTATAACCTAATACCTCAGCATTCTTATTCTCGTCTTCCTTCTTTTTCTTGCTAAAAGCATTAGGAGTCTTATAAGGTCCTGCGGCATCAGATGTATTGTTCTCATCTATGTCTTCTTTTTTATAGTCTTCCCAGCCCTCTAATAGGCTATCTAACTTTTTACTTAGTGACATTCTTAAGCTCCTTTATAAGTGAGTGGGATCTCATACATGAAAGTATGTGTGTCTCATTAATTGTTTTTATGCCTTTTATTTTGATAAGTTGCATTTTTACTTCATTTAGCTTAATGTTAACAACCTTATCTTTGACCTTCTTACTTAGTAGTGATATTGCTTTTGATATTACTTCTATCTCATCACAAACAACTTCTCTTAGTGTATTTGTATTTGATATATTCTCTATGTAAGCCCTAAGTAGCCTCTTTTGGCTAACACCTAGCCTTGATCCATACTTACTATTAAACTTCTCTAATAAGATTTTATATGATAGTAACCTTAAGTCTTTATCATGCTTAGTAAGCTCACCTTCTACTTCATTAATCTTCTTTTTCTTGGACTTAGGCTCCGTAATGTTTTCAATTATAAAGTATCTTGAATTTACTGTCTTTGTAGGACTTATGCCATTCCCCTCGAGGATACTCCAGATTGATGCATTCATCTTATAAGTTGGTACCTTCGTCCTAAAAAAGTCTTCTATTATATAACACCTTTTAATTTCCTTAATAAGATTGTATTTTTGCTTATTTAATAAAGCCTTATTTATCTTATTAAATTCTAATACCACTGTGTCAATAAGTCTTTCTGCCTTTGCTGCTGAATTGAACTTTGTCTTTTGAAGAGTTTGATATAATTCCAACTCTCTATTTAGTGAAGTTCCTCTTCTAAAGAACTCTTTTACTAAGGATACTGCAGGTGAATTCTCATTCCCTAACATCATATCATTAGTAATTTGTCTCACTAACAACTCAAACAGTATGCCTGTGTTCTTATATTTTGAATGTCTGTCTCTGGCCATTAATTTCTCCTAAGTTGTATATACTTATATGTTATAAATATCATGCTACTTTATAAATTGTCATCTAAAAGATTATTTTCATTTAATAGCCCACTATCTACTTTCTTGCTATCACTGAATAATGATCTTACTATTTTTTCGTTTTGTTCTCTAAAGTCGTGCCTTATAGATCTATCTCTATTCTTATGGTCTGACTTTCTCTTCTTCTTACCTAAGGGATCTCTTCCTCTAGCAGATTTGTCTGTTCCAGGCTTAGGGCCTTCCTTTGGCCTACCTTGTCCTGGCTTATTCTCTGTGACATCATCGCTTCCAAAGAAGTTTGTTACGTCTGGTGCATCTGGTTCAAAGCCACCTTCTTCACCTTCAGGAGCCTGAGACCCCTGCTGTAATGCCCAATCAGTTGATACAGCAATCTTTGATACCTTAGGATCATTTCCATCCTCAAGTTCTTGATATAAGAATGTTCTTTTTCTATCTTCCTCAACTTCTGATCTATTTCTTTCTATATCTTCATCACTCATATTAAATATATTTTCATATATCCATTTTTCACCTAGCATCTTACCTGATTGTATATCTGTTGCTAGTGTCATTTTACTAGACCATAGCTCAACCTGTTCCTGTTCATAGATCTTAGATGGGTTAGTCAAACTTAGTGAAAAGTTAACTAAGTCTTCTCCATCCAACCCTTGAGCATGTAAGTGTACTATTGCTATTTTGGTTAATTCTGAAGCAACAATCTTTTGTATTCTCTCTATTGTTCTTGCAAACCTCACATCCTCAGCTGCTAATGTAGCCTTGCCACCAATACCTTCATCATACCCTAAGAATGCCTTTGGTATCTTTAGTGCTGCAAACATTCTATTTCTTAGGTATTCAATATCCTCAATTCCTCCAAACTCCATACCTGAAAGTGATTCAATTTCAGTACCAGACTGACCTCCCCTAACTGGTAGGTAAAAGTCTTCCATCATATTCTGTAGATTAAATTTAAGATTGTAGTTTCCTGTATCTTGGTCAATGAATGGAGTCTTCTTCATAGAAGTCATTACCCTTTGCATATATTGATCAACCTCGTTAGGTGGTATGTTTCCAATGTCAACCTTAAACACTCTTTTCTCTGGAGCCCTCATAATTCTGTGAATCATCATTGCGTCCTCCATAAGTGTCAATTGTTTCCAGTTCTTTCTAGCACCTTCGAGCATTGACTTACCATAAGGGAGGAAGTTTGCATCACTTATCATTCTAAGGTGAGCTATTTCATAGTTTTCATACTTTGTTGTATTTGCTGTAGATGCAGCATAATTTCCTGCACCACCAAGAGATGGGTCATGATGGAATATAACAGATTCTGGCTTAGATGGATCAAAGCCCTCCTCTCTTAGCATCTCATAAGGTGTAATTGGAACTACATTAGTTACACCATACTTCTCTGTTATATCTAGTTTAAGATAAAAGTCTCCATACTTAACTAAGTTTCTAACCCATGGCCATAAATTAAACTCTATGTTTAATATGTCATAAAATAGATTATGCAATATCTTTTGAGTATCATCATTTGAACTCTTTATGCTTAGTATATCACCATATTCATTCTTCATTGTTGACTCATCAGCATAAATATCTAATGCAGATGCTATAATAGAGTCTTCATCCATCATTTCATAGTCTGTAAATAGCTGTAGCCTATGTGTGTGATAGTTTTGCTGAAAGTTATACCCTGTATTTCTTGATGATGTATATAACCTGTTAAATCTATCAACCAGTCTATTAGTTTCTAGGCTTGAAGCCTGTACTTTGTTTATATCAACTACCTTTAACTTCTTTTCACCTGTCCTTCTAATTATTGTTCCAGTTGAAAATAATGTTTGTAGTCTTCCAAATAATGTTTTATCTGCCATAATTTATTCCTATTTTATTAACCAAGTTAAATCTTCGTCTGGGCCTCTTCCGCCCATTTTCATTTTCCAAGGGTCATCCCGTAGAGGGCTTGTATTACTAAACCCTCCATTACCAGTCTTACTCATCAGCCTTAATGCATTCTTATTCATTGCCAGTCCTTCATTTCTTAGCTTTAATGCTGAGTCTCTTACAAATAGTCCAATTGCAAAGGCCATCACTAAGTCGTCATTATATCCACTTTGAGCCTCTGGTCTATTATTCTTCCAAATAAATACAGATAGCTCATCTAGCAATCTTCTTGACTTTACTATGATGTCCTTTTCTCTAAAATAAATATCAAGCTTAGACACTAAAAGTGGTCTAGTTCGTGAGGAAGTTGTAAAACCTGGTACCATTTGAGACTTATCTTTTAAGTCGTACCCTTTTGTTAAGTGAGTGGTAGCATCTGTTACCCCTTCATGTTTGTATGTATAATATAAGTTCTGATAGTCTCTGTCAATCGCAGCCTGTATCGCTGCCCAACCTACATTCGCATTCTCTATCACCAATAAGGCATTATTCCATTCAGTGGCTACCGAAACTAACATATTTCCGTAGTCCTTTGTACTTGCTTGGCCTTTATACTCTGCAACCTGCTTTAGACCTTGTACATCCAATACATGGAATGCTGAATAGTCACTTGAATCTCCTCTTGATACATCGGCCACCACAACATAGTCTTTTGAAAAGTCTGGGTATTCCCATAACCAATAATTTGAATCATGGCCTCTCTTCTCTATTGGATCCTCTGCATGATTCTCCTTATACCACTCAAGTATCTTTGGGTCAACTACAGATGCACCAGAACTAATAAAGTCACAGTCACATTCTTGAGCTGCCATCTTAGGTCCTAGTAGTCCATCTTGTTTGTCTCTCCAAGCTTGTTCTCTTTCTGGGTGAAGTGACCAGTGTAGCCTTATTGTATTAAAGTCATTCTCTCCATCCTCAGCCTTTACCCAAGTTTTATGAAAGAAGTTACCTACACCATTAGGTGTGGATAATATAATTGCCTTACCACCAGTTGCAAGTGTCTGTTGAGATGATGCCCATATGTCATCTATTCTGTCTACGAATGCTGCCTCATCAATTATAAGTAGCGATAGTGCCTCTGATCTACCTGCATCTCCACCAGATGATACTGCCTTTATCTGAGATCCATTTGCAAATCTAAGTGAAAGCTTATTATCTTCTATTGACCTATTCTTTAGCCATGATGGTAGATACTGGTGCATTGTTCTAACCTTAGTAACTAAGTTCTTTGCAACATCTTGTTTAGTTGCAATTACTAAGCAATTAAAGTCATCTTGAAATATCATATGCCATAAAGATATACCAGCTGAAAGAGTTGATATTCCTAGTTGTCTAGACTTTAATATGATATTATAGTCATGCGTTGCAAATTCACCTATACACTTTTCTTGGAATGGAAATAGATTAAAAAGAATCTTTCCCTTTGTTGGATGTTGGATGTAACAGTACTTGCGCATAAAGTGCACCGGGTCAGTGGCACACTTTTGATATTCTTTCGCTATTAATTGTTTGATATTCGACATAAAACTACCTTAAGTTAATATAATAAAAATTATTGAAACAAAAAAATTTATCTATTACTTTTTGTTTCTCTTCTCAATAGACCTACCACCAAAATAGGCACCAATAACTGTAATTAAGACTAGTTGTAACAGATCTGTCCACTTAGCCTCTACATTGAATGCTATTGTTCCAGCATCAATAAATATCATTAACACTGTGCATACTACTAAGAATATGAGAACTAATGGTCTTACATTCTTTGATAACCAAGAGTCTGAATTCATATCTGCTGACCAGCGATCAGTTATATTTGCCTCCATCTTTGCTTCATGGTTAGTAATTAATTCTTGTATCTTTCTTTGTGCTTCTAGCTTTTCCTCTTTTGATGTTGTTAGATTATCTAGAACACCTCCAACAGACTTAACTAGTTCTCCAGCACCTGCTGAAAATATCTTTCCTAAAATTCCACTCATAACTTATTCTCCCTATTTTTAGTATTCAAATGGTGGTGTACCATAATCTTTCTGTTGTATTCCATACCAAGTGCCTCCACTTAGATAGTACCACCATCCATGTTTGTTATCTTCTATAATCTTAAACTTACCTTTTGGTAGAGGGGAGGCCTTCTTAGAAGCTCTTGCTATATACTTTA